TTGATATAGGACTCACAGATACTATGTACGCCGGTGCCTTGTCTCGAAGCTTTTGTGGAGATTCGATTGGCCTCTTCCGCTCCAACGCGCTCTCGCCACTTCTGTATACCAGCTTTGCTGAGATTTGAGAGTAAAGTTGTGATAGAGATGTACTTATTCCCATCGGGTGTAACATAGTGTCGCTTTCCATCTACATTTTCAGTTTTCAAATCTAAAAGACTTGAATCATAATGATTAAATTTTTTCATAATATATTTTTCAGTTTAGTGGTGCCACGACATCGTGGCCTTCGGCTGTTCCTTCTTTATTTCTTTTAGTTTATCGGTCATCCACGATGGTGGCTTTTTAGTGTGTCCAGGCGATGATATATTATCATACGCAAACGCGGTAGGTGTTTTACCTGGCACTTGGTCAATCTTTCCGCCACACACAACCGACTCATCCACTCCTATATCTTTCTCACAGGGAGATTCAGTAGGTTCTGCTCTGTTAGCAATGGAATAAAAATCTTCAAATTCATTTCCACATTTGTCACATCTGTAATCATAATAGGGCATCTGTTCCTTTCGTATACCATTTTGGTGTTCCACTATATTTCCATACAGCAAAATTACTCTTCTCTTTTATATAGTATTGTCTGTAAGCCTCTACCACATCATCGGTCTTGCAGCTGTCTGGCATACATTGAGGTGGGTCTTCCCATTTCTTCTGGACTATATTGTGTGGAGGAAAACCTAGAATCCAATTCAATTTGCTCCAAGAGGCATGAACCTTACCATATCGTTTAGTGTATTCTTTGGATAGTTCACTAAACATCAAAAACAACCAAGTGTAATGTTCTTCGTTTTCTCTTATCCATATATTACTTGGATGGTTTATGTGAGATGCTTTATAAAGTTCACGTTCCAGTTTTGGGTCTGGATGTAGCCATCGTTGAATCTTATGACCATTCTTGGTTTTTGAATAGTATTGTGTACCATCAATAACCCGATGAGCTGTTGACATTAATTGTGCATACTCAATGAGCATCTTGCAAACGTGTTTATCACAATGCATTCCTGCGGCACGTTTCCAGTTTGAACTTAGATAGAAAATATTCATGGGTCAGTCGGCGGCTAGTGCGTTGGATACTTCTTCTACCAAAGACTTCTCGTTCTTGGCAAACTTGTACCCCTCAGAATATGATGCGTCTATCAATTCTGTCAATGCCTCAACAGCATAAGTTGTCTCTTCACAATGAAGAGCATGTTCAACTATCTCAGTTATTCTTTTTTCAATCGTTGTCATAATCAATCTCAATTAGAGTTAGAGTGAGGAGGAATCCCCACTCTTCATATACTATTATACAGATTTACAATAGCTTTGTCAAGTCTTTTCTTGCTTTATTGTAAAAAATATGTGTATCAATCTCTACTGTTTTTCGGTGTGGGTCAGCCCATCGCGGTGAACTAATATAGTCCGCGTGATAATGAGTCGCACCATCCGTTATGTCTTTTAAGTCAGGAGTTGACAATACATACACAGCAATCTCGCTAGACTCTCGCCACATTGCACCAGTATGAGGTTCATCCAATTTACCATCACAATACCAACTAAATTGGCATCGGTTTTTTACTGGTAATCCAGACTTGTAATGTCTTCCCTGTGTAATAACTTTACAAACAGTATTTGGATATCGTGATGAGTTCACACGATTCATAGTGACTTGTGCTACTGCTAATTTTCCAGCTGTGGATTCCATAGCTGCTTCAAAATATATATTTTTTGACATACACTCTAATTCTTCTGAATTCACCATTTGTACAACTGTAGTCTTTCCATTTGTAGTCATTTGTAATGGAGACATTATTGTTGCCTGTTTGTCAGCAATTATTGGTGGAACCCAAATTTTAGTTGTGGAGCCTGAATTTAACGTAGCAGACCACAGCGTAAGAAGCCCTACTAGGGCAATGAATATTTTCATATTCCTCTTTTGATAGTGTTGAGTTAAGTATGATAGCCACTTACTTAAACTTAAATAGGAGAGTTTCGGCCACGGCGGGGAGCTCTGGCGATGCTGCCAGTTTCCCATAATTTGGGGGAGTATAAGGAGTAATCAAAATCAGAGTACCATTTAATTCCATCTAATGTAGTGGAAAATTTTGACATGGTACTGTTCCAATCCATAGTAAATTGAAAATTTTCTTCCTTAGCAAGAACAACCGAAACTTGTATCGGTACTCCGCCCTTCATTTCCAATTGCCGTAGTTCAGCTTCTACAGTTGTTTCAACATTGTCTGTAGTAACTTTGGTTAAATTGACTATTCTCTCTTCTAAACTTTTTATCATGGTAATAAATTAGGAAAAGTTTCTTTTACTAAGTTAAAAGTTAATCCTCTGCATTTTAGTTTTTTATCCTTCACTTGCAGAAGAAGTTCTACTTCAGAAGGATGTATACCTTCTAAAATATCTGTAAATGCTTTTTCTCTTTTCATGTCAGTCAAATTTTTGGGGGATTGACCTTCAACAAACAAATACAACTTTCTAATATGAAAATGTAGATAAGTTGGATTTGGCTCGTCTGTGTCTCCTTGATATTTGACTATGGGAGGAGCGCCCGGCGGTAAGAGAAACTTTATATTCGGATCGAATGCTGCTTTTAAAATCTGTTGAAGTGCAAAGCAGTCATATTTTAATAATAGTTCTTTCTTTTGTTTTTTAGTGCGTGCTATTGCAATCTCACCAAAAACTCTTGGTAAACTTGTTGTCATAATTAAAACTCGTCAATTACATCCATAAGGTTTTTCAATCTTTTATCAACAAAATAATTTAGGAGCTGACTTCTATCACCAGCACCCTGAGAATCGTATTGATTTACTATATTTATACTAATTGATTCTGGAGTCTCCCTCAAATCAACCATTGTCTTGTTTCTATGGTAGTTTCTGAGCATGGCTTCATTACAAAATTCTTCTGGTTTTTTACCTCTCCATAGTTCCATCTTCTTCTTTGTTACAGGAGTTTGACGTTTTCCTTCAGTAATAAGAGTATCATCCGAGGAAAGGATGTTAGGAACACCATCGCCAGTATCACCCCTAATGGTCTTATCGTACAGAGATTCTGCAGCATCACCCACTATAAACTTTTTCTGAAGTGGTGACCATTGTTTAACTTCTTTGTGCTTTTGTAACTGAATAAAGTCTTTATCGCTAGACAGTATTAGAGTAGGTGGAAGATTGTCATCCTCTGCCAACGTGTTAATGAGAACACCAATAATGTCATCAGCCTCTGCAGTATCTACGTGCATGACCTTATATGGAAAGTATTTAGTCAAGTCTTCTCTCATTTCATGCAACAGTTCAAAGAGAGTTTTCCAATCTGTAGGATCATTTTCTCTGTTCTTTCTACGATTTGCTTTGTACTCTGGAAATACTTTCTTTCTCCAGTTGTCTTTACCATCACAACAAATAACCATATCTCCATAATCTTTTGCAAACTGATTACGAAACAATCTGATAGAATTAAGTATGGTGTGTCTTAACAGGTCTTCTTCCACAACTGGCTTACCTCTGCCCATGGCCATAAAAGAACCAATCACAGTTTGACTATAATCAAGTAGTATCATCTTTACCCATTTCTATTCTCAGTTTAATGGATTCAAGAAATTGATTCCATTGATTCATTCGCATATCCCAATTATAAAAAGTATCAAAATATGTCTTTTGTAAACTCAACAAAGTTTCTGTTTCATCTTTTCTGTAAGACTCGATGGCCTTTCCAAGAATGTGTGAGTGAACTGCGATGTGTTTCTCTGGTGCAGGTTCATATCCATACATCCAAGCAAAGTTTGAACAAGTCTCTGGAAGGGCACCAAGATTAGGACACACTACCATACACTTTGCACTCATAGCTTCAATCGCTGAAATACAAGAAGTTTCCATATAAACCGATGGATATGCCATGATGTGATTCTTGGTAAGTTCTTCTCTAATCTGGTCATTAGATACTGTGCCATGATAATTGACACCATCCATTTCTTGAGCAGCTTTATATACATGGCGATATTGTTCATCCATGTGAGCTCGGTCATATATTTTAAAACTAGAAAAGACATTCAGTTCTGCTGATTGAACTTCTTCAGATTTATTGTTTTCTTTGAGATGTTTCCAAGCACCAAGTAAAACCTCTAATCCACGATGAGGTGTACTCATATAGACACAAGATATTTTGTCTTTGGGTTTTTC